TCCTAACCCTTCTTCACCAATGACGCTAGGAAAAGTACCAGTAGCTGTAGAATCATAACTAGAAGCGTAAGGTTTTGGATAAATTAAAGAATCAATCCAAGATGTTCTAATCGAATTAGTGTTAACTCCCGTGTACCAATTACCCATAGGAACTTTTTGAGATTCTCCATAATTAAATACAACATACCTGTCATTAAAATTTGAATTTGAAGTAGGGTACCACCAAGTAACTTCCGTGTATAAATTATTTATTCCCGCACAAATTTGTTGTCCTTTAGTTGTATCACAATCATCAAATACATAATCTTCAACAGAACAGGCTAATGAGTTAACTGTACCATCAAAAGAAAAGAAACCATTGTTAGACATCCAATAAGCGACACCATCAATTTCAACAGCAGCATTCTTACCTATCAATCCACAGTTAGTACCTACTTGTTCGAATCCAAATGTAAAAGGTGCTCCTACAAATTTCATAGTATACAATGCATTATCTGTCCACACTAGAATATTTTCTTTGGCAACAATACTACCTACAATTTTTGTACCATCTTGAAGCCTTTGAGAACCAGCAGTGTTAGTTGCTTTGATTGTATAAGAATTAATAGCTTCTTGGTCCGCGAATCTAACAAACATATCATCTTGAGTTACAGGATCTCCTATATCATTCTCTGTTCCAAAATGAATTAAGTGTCTAGTAGTTGGAGAAATTAAAGTTAAACGACTTGCCGTTGGATTACCTAATCCTGTAGAAATAGCTGTTTCAAATCCTAAAGTTGTTGTTGAAGACCTTGTTGTAAATTTTGCAGCAATACCTGAGTTCCATGTAAATGTTTTACCATTTGAAATAGTTGCAATTAATACTTGACCAAAATTACTTAATGACCATAACCCTGATTCAAGAATAACAGTTGATGCTTCTACAGCGGAACCCCAACCAGAATAATCTGATGCGTCTGTTACAACTGCTCCTGAATTGTGTGAGGCAGCTGTAGTACCATTGGCTTCACGTACAGCTCCAGTTAATGTATTAGTCCCTTTTCCTGTATAAGTAATAAGTTCATTTCCAATAGCAATAGTTCCTGCTGTAGGAAAACCTGCGTTAGACGTTACAGGGATTGTAGTTACAATATCATTTATTCCAGAAGATAAAGTATTAGTTAAAGCTCCCGATACAGGTCCTCCATATTGAGAGATACCAAAACCATAACCATAAGTTTGTTGTGCTGGACCTACTGATTGATAAGGTTCTACGATCATAGATCCTCCAGTTGAAACAGCTCCAGTTGCTTGTTTTAAAGAGCTAATTGTAAATGTAGTGTTAGTAGGCACTGTTAACACTTGAAATAATTTGTCTTCAAAATCAGAAGCAGAAAGTCCCGTACCCCCAGGTAAAGTTACAGAGTTTAATAAAATTATATCTCCTACAGATAACCCATGTGCAGAAGTAGTTGTAATAGTACAAGTTTTATTTGAAGTACTATTAGTTGATAATGTAGATGATGTAAATGTTGTTTGAACTCCAGCGTTATTGCTGCGAAAAGGAGTAATATCAAATAACTGACCTTCAAAATAAATAAGTAAAAATTTATCAGTGCCTATTGCAACATAACGGTTACCTTCTAAATCAACAAAAGAATGCATTCTTCTAGAAACACCTACAATTGTGTCTAAAGTTAATGAAGCCCAACCTCCTACTTTTTCTGGAAGCCCATATCTAAATCTTACGTTATCTGAATCAACCCAACGTCCTTCTGCACCAACGGCCGTATCTTGTTTATTTACACCCGGTAAAAATTTAATGGAAGTAAGAGCCATGATCCTTGCTCCTTATGCTGTGTTAGTTTTATACGCCCAGCCTCTTGTAGAATCTATAAAAACTAATGTGATTGCTTGGCCATTTGTACTTAAAGTTAAGTTACTTGTACCAGAGTTAATAGGTTTGTTGTTTCTGTTAATAATACAATTGTTAGATCCAAAAGTTCCTCTTGCGTCTATTATTGTTACTTCATCTCCTGTAATTGGACTAGCAGGTAAAACTATTGTAATGGGGTTAGAAGTAGTATTTGCTAAAATTTGATTCCCTGCAACTGTTGTGTAACTAGAATTAGAATCTGTAATTGTTATATAACTTTTTTCTAAAAGAGTTGTAGTAGTTTGAGACCCATCTGAAACACACAATAATGTAGATCCAGGAGGAACTGGCTGTGGTGTCCCACTCGTTGTTTTTACATCTAAAGTTCTATTTGATGTTCCCCTCACTGTAGCATCTTCTATAAACCATAGTCTAGTAACTCCACTACCACTAGGCATAGTTAAAGTTCTATTAGCTGAAAGAGTTCCTGTTAATTTAAAAAATATATTTTTACCATTAGACTCAGCTCCATCAGTTAAAGCCAATGTAACATCAGCTCCAGCCATATCTACAGATAAAACCCCTGACGAAGATTGTTGTAAAATTTGTAAATTTGTATTAGTTATTGTTCCCCAAAGACCAGCTTTTTCTCCAGTTGAAATAAGTTCTAATTTTAAATCTGATGAATAATTTGATGCCATAATTTTTTACTGTGGATCTATTGGTGTCCACACCATTGTTGCTCCAGGAACTATATTTTCCCATGTTATAACGTTAGGATTTCCTACATCAATCGTTAATTGATTACCTGTAGGATTCACTAGTGCTGTTCCTGTTACTGTAACATTTCCTGTTGAAAGTGTCAACGCGTTTCCAGTAACATTTGCATTAGCATCTGCTGTAACTGTAAAGTCCCCTATGCCTAATGAAGTAGCATTACCAGTAACACTAAAATTAGCATCTGCTGTAATTGTAATAGAACCCGTTCCTAAAGTAAGTCTATTTGGATCTGGATCTTCAACAATTGCGTCTGCAGTAATTCCCGCACTACCAATACTAATTGATAAAGCATTACCTAGTACCTGAATAGTTACTTCATTACTATCACTGGCCGTAGAAAACGGTTGTTCCGCAAATGATGAGAATCCAAAAAGCATAAAATAGGTTATATCATTTTTTAAACATAGTTAAAAGAGATAAATATCAAATTTTAATACCTGACGGTACACCCAACATAGGACGACCATCAAATTTATTTTTCTCAGCAAAAGGACCATCTACATGGTTGTAATGAAGAAATACTTGACCACACACATCTCCCTCAAAGGGTTTTCTCCAGTGCTCTAATTCACATCCACTATATACTAGCATATCGCCCACATTGAGTAATACTTCTGTGCCTTCTGGAGCATTAGGTTTAACTAAATTTTGTCTTTCATTGATAACATTATTAGCGCCTGTACTATCAATAAATATTGGCCATGGCTCACCACCCAAGTTTATCGTTGTTGATATCTCACAGCTTGGTCTGTCTTTGTGTCTATGAAGTGTGTCTCCATTTTTATACAATCTTGAATAAGAATAAGTTGGAACTAAATCTAGTCCGGTTTCTTTTTTCATAACAGGTAACATCTTAACAAGTAAAGTATCCATTACAAAATCACCATAACAAGAATAAGTATTGGGTATTTGTTCATCAGTCCAACTACCTAATATTGGAGATTGTGAATGTATATTATTTTGATACATAAAACTAACAGCATCTCTTTTAAGTAAAAAATAATTAAATATAAAATTAGCTAGCTCGTAATTAACTGCACCTTTGATTACTTGATATTTATTAAACATTATACAAACATTCCTTTCTGTAAAAAATTAAATGACACTGATATCCTTATATCATTAGATTCATTAGGATCAACACAATGCATTACCCAAGATGGGAACATAATCAATCTTCCAGCTTTTGGCTCATAGTGTGTTTCTCTTAATAATCTATCGGGTAGTTTACCTTCTTTTTGTTTTGGTCTAGACATAGAAGCTACAGATCTTGGATCATCTATTTTTAAATGTCCACAATTTTTAGGAGCTTTAATATAATAAACACCAGACCACAATGAATTAGGATGTTGATGAGCTCTATTCATTCCACCTGGTGGATTAATATTAGCCCACATATTACCTAGTACAGGTTCTGAATCTAAATGTTCTTGATCATAAATAGTTTTTTGTGCTGCATATAACATACTAACTAATTTTTGATACTCAGGTAGTTCATTCA